AGCAGCGCATCCCGGCCGGCGATCATGTGGGCGCGGAACTCGTCGCCAATGCCTTGCTCGCACATGACGTTACCCATGTTGACCGCGCCAACGAGCAAATCCCACGATGCACGGTCGCCCCGGCCTTGAACGATTGCCGCCATAGCGCCGTGGTTGCGGATATTCAGCCGGCGCAAATGGTCAGCATGGTCGCCTGAGAGTCCGCCGAAGAATGTCGACATGACGTTTTTCGCCACGTACTTAGGACCTTGGTATTTCTTGTTTCGCTTGGCCTTCATGCCGCCCTCCGTACCGGTGTGGTCATTGGGTAGCGAATTGCGTGCACGCCTTGAGTCTCAAGGTACTGTTGCGAGTCGACGTCGAACCAGAACCCGAACTTGCCCTCGAACTCGCCATTGCGCTGCTTTTCGCACGACAGGATGCACGTTGCCTCGCCGTTGCCGCTTTGCTCGGCCTGCTTGTTGCGCCACACGATGAACACGTTGTCCACCATGTCAGTGATTGCGCCCGCGCCCTTGATATCGAACTTGCCGGGTGTCTTATGCTCGCTCTCGCCCTTGCGGACGTGGTGCACCAGATGGATGTGCACGTTGTGCGCTTGGGCGAACGCGCATAGCTCGTTGACGAAATCCTTTTGGCCGTTGTAGTCGTCCTCGCCCTTGACGCACTTCATCAGGCTATCGACAACGAAATGGGTAATGCCGAAGTTCTTTCGGGCGTAACGCATGACGGCGATGACCTTGCGCCATTCGACTGCACCAACGTGGTCATACAGCCACAGGCGCTCGTCGGTCCATGCGTGGAAGCGGTTGAGCAGGGCGATTTCCGGCTCGCGGTCTGCGCACGCCTGGCGGCTCATCCGGTGCATTTGCTTCACCGGCCGCATTTCAAAGCTGGCGATCATGACGCGCTCGGACTGCATGCACAGGTCAAGGCTCACTTGCGAGAGGAACATGCTTTTGCCGTGGCCGTTGACGCCGGCCCAAATCGAGACTTCACCCGGGCGAAACTTCACCTTGTCTTTGGTCTTGGCCCACAGCATCGTAGGAACCGGCGCGGTATTGGCCGGCAGGTAGAAACTGTCGATAGTCTCGGCAAGCCAGGATGAAGCGGGCAACACGTTATGCTTCTGCGTGTCTTCCATGTATTCGCGGAAGTCGATTGTGTCAGTGATCAACTGCATAAGGCATCCCTTTCTCGCTGCGCGCATAGGTGCGGCCGGTCATGAAATCTTGATTCTGGAATGGCATCCATTCGAGGAAGTCCAGTTCGTACAGCCAGTCCTTGACCGGATACGACAGGTCATCCATCGTCGGGACCAGGTAGACCTTTGCGCCCCACTGCTCGAACGTGTTCCAGATGTTCAGGTGTGCGGGACGTTGCAGGGCGATGGCCTTGAGCGTGTCGACCCAATCGCTTGTCGCGCCGATGTGCAGGCAGATATCGAGGTCACGGGTCCAGCGCCAGTCGTAGGCAAGAGCGGGGTCGGCGTAGACAACGTGGTTGCCGTGGCAGATCGAGCCAACCAGGGAAACGCGGATCAGTTCGGCAGGCTTGCGGCCCTTGAGGCGAGCAGCGATGATCGGCTCGGCATTGGTGGGGATCATAGGTAATCCCTCGCTGCCGGGCCAGCAGGCGGCGCTAGGTCCTCGGGCTTGAGCCAGGACGCCTCGAATCCAGTCCAACCCCGTCTGCAGGAAATCGTAAGCGCACGCTCCAACGTCATGTTCGCTTTGTCGGCCTGCTTGACGATATCGCCCAATGCCGTAGCCGTGACGATGGCCTTTTTCTGCTTGCGAAGCTTGAGCCAATCGCCTGCAGTCTGCGAAGTGACGCCATGAGCGGCGAGTTCTTCGACGGGGTTGAAGGTGGCAGGAGCCGGAGGCGACGACGCGTTGTTCGAGTCCTTCCCTTCCTTCCCTTCCTTCCCTTCCGCTTTCACGCGTGCCTGACGCGTGCCTGACGCGTCGCTGTGGCGTGAAGGAATAAGGCTCTGCGACTCCCGATTATTGATAACTTGGTGTTCAGTGAAGGTCGGAATCTCAGCATATTGTTTGCCGTCGACCGTGTAGAGGATGATCAGTCCCTTGACGACCAGTTCCTGTGCAAGCACGTGAACGTCACAGGAATCGCCAGGGAGGTAGCGCAGCTTGAATGTGCTTGGCTTCCACTCCATGCGACCTTCGCGGTCGCTCTCACACCACAGGGACACGTAAAAGAGGCGTGCAAGCGGCGACATGGACACGATGTCGTCGCTTGAAAAGAACTCAGGCTTGATTGTGCGGATGCGGCTCATACCGGCGATACCTGCGCCAGGTCAACACGCTGGCCGGCCGATGGTCCATGATAGAACTCATCGGCGGCTTGGTCGTAACCCTGCAGCCAGTCGTAGAATGCGTTAGCGCCACGCTTTTGCATGGTGGCACGTGAAATGATCGACTCGTCAGCCATGATGGCCCCCGACGATTTCGCTTACGTCGCCATTCCAGCCCTTGACCATATGGCCCAGGGTGCGCTTGCAGTTGTGTTCGGCCGTCTTGAGTTTGTCTTTTTTCATATCGTCTTCACAGGCGTCTATCTGCTGCTGGATGCTTTTCCACTTCACCAGCTGCTGCCCTATCTCCCCTTGTTTGCTCATCGTTGATTACCTTCCAATTTGTGATTGGCGCTTTTTGCTCTGCGCCTCGATTCAGCAGCGGATCGGGATCGGAGTGCCCCCGCGACGACCAGGGAAAGCTGTGCCTACTTTGGTACTAGCGCGGCGTGGAGTCGGGCCGTAAGATTCGCGACGTTGGTGCAGGGCAGCGTGAACAGATTCGCGAACCAGGCGGCTCTGTGAAATGTTCTTTGCGGTGCAGTACGCGGCCATCCTTTCGAACAGCGTTGCACTGAAGTAGCTCTTTACCGGGATGTCTTTGTTGTTGATGCTCATATCGTTTCCTTTTTGTGGTACAGGATTGGGTGGATTCAGGTCAATTTATTTTCAGCAACTCTTTAGGCGCGACGAAGCGCCCGGCACGCTAAGGTGTCAGGGCGGCGTCACTTGGGCGCGGCGTGGCTTTGTTGCTGGCAGCTTTGTAAGCTCGGGCCAGATCGCCTGCCAGTTCTCGGGGCAAAGTTCCTGGCGCGTCACTTCGCCGCCAGTCGCTTGCTCGATCTGAACGCAACGTTCAGGGGAGATTGGAGCCTTGCCGCTTGCCATCTGCGACAGGTACGAAGTTGAGACGCCGACAAGCTGCGTGGCTAACCACGTCGCGCGTCCGCGCTCGGCTGATAGGTAGGTTTTGAGGTTCATGAGCCACAGTTTAGCGTCTACTAAACCACGAAGTCAAGTGAATACTAATTTAGAAGAGGCTAAACTTCCAATATGGACATAGTTGAAACTAGGCGGGAGAACCTGCGGCGGTGGATTCGAAAGAATGGCACGCCAAAAAACGAGAAGAGCATGTTTTCTCAGCTCAAAGGAACGGCGTCATTCGGGGAGAAGATTGCCCGCCGTCTTGAGGATGCGTACGGGATGGGTGCGGGATATTTGGACACGCCTAACGCGCCGGTTGCTGTGGTTGCGCCGCCTGCTGATACTGATCTTGAAGCTATGTTGAAGCTAACGATCCAAACCGCCGAGGAGATGCGAGTGCTAATCACCTATAGGCGTAGCGGCCCGGATGGTAAGGACATCATCAACGGGGCTGTCGAGAGTGCGCTCGGGCTGATAAGGGAGGGCGCGCGGGACGAGGGTGAGTCTCGGTAGCGGTGCCGCTAATTTTGCAGACCGTATACGCAAAAGCGCTTTGCCAGTGGCAAGCCACATTTCCCTCGCAGTAGGGTCGAGGGCAGTATAGAGAGCAAGTAGTTCGGCAGTGGGCGGCATGAGAAATTCTAGATTACGCCGAATTTTGCTTACACACAATGCATGTTGCAACTAAATGTAACGATGTACGTACATGTAATTTACAGTTTCGAACTACGGAGACGAGTGTTTAATGTTCAATATCTTTGAGGGTGCTCGCCGTGTTGCCCTGCTTGTTGTTGGGCTTAGTATGATCGGTGGAGTGGTAGCTGCTTGGAATGCCGAGCCGCGCGTTGAGCTTCGGTATAACGTATCGTTCTATGGCGCGACGCCAACGAAAGCGGAGAATTGCGCCTATGAGGATGGGGAATACACTGATCCTCGCCAGTTGCCAGGCGGGCAGACATATTACTTGGAAATATGCTTCTCATCCTCAAGGGCCGATAACGGGGAGGTCTTAGTTCCGTACGCGCCCACCACAGATGGGAGGGTATTCATGGAAGATCGCTATAGCGACGAAGTGAAGAACTATATGCGCGCGACTGCCGGGAAATTTGCCCCCTCGACCGCTGATCTGGATGACGCAAAAGCCGAGTACTGGAAGCAAACCTTTACGAAGCGGCTGTCCGTCATTGGATATACGCTTTTAGGAGTAATGCTGTTCTGGTTAGCAGTTTCCGCGATGGGCTGGATTGCCAGAGGATTTTTCGGGATACCGGCAGGGGCAGATCACAAGTAGACAATCGTCGCCAACAACAGAACCTGCACTCAGCAGGTTTTTTTTCGTCGCTATGTTTAGTAAATGCTTGACACATGTGTTTAGTGTTTGCTAAAGTGTGTCTATCGGTTCAGCAACAACGAACCTTCAGCCAGGAGCAGACCATGAACGCCAGCAACCAAGTTGAAATCCCCGCCGACCAGTTCTTCGCCGCGCTCGACGCGATGGCACCGGCCAAGCCAGCGCTGCCTGAGTTCTCCGTCACGCTGAACTTTCGCAAGTGCGCTGCCTTCTCGCAGAAGGTGAAAGCCGCTGACAAGCAATCGGCTATCACGCTGGTCCGCTGCTTTGCTGCTCAATGCGGCTTCTCCGGTGCTGAGAGCAAGCCTCATGTGTATGAGGTGATGGCATGAGCGGGCCGAAGTGCTTTGCATGCGGGAAGTCGATCCGCAGCACAGCGCACGAGATTGGAACGCGCGATGGTCAGACCGCATATGTCGGCCCGGAGTGCTTCAAGTTGATCGTTCGTAGCGGGGAGACTGGCTATCAGCCTCCAAAAGGCGGCCCGCGCTTATTCCAAATTGCAGGAGAGCCGAAATGACCGGCTTCGCCATCCGCGCCTTCGACCACGCAGGCGTATCGCTGAATCTGTACGGCTACCGCGACGAATACGAGTGCGTGATTGAAATCGTGACCGCTGCCGATAGCGCGATTGACCTGATCGAGCTTTTCCCGGTCAACACACTTGTTCGTATGGGCGAGATTGTCGATGCGCAGTTGAGCCGGGAAGCGAAGCAGCACAACGCCGAAGCGCGCGCCGAACGTGCAGCGCATAGCCGCGCGATGGCTTGAGCCTGAATGCATTAATAACAACGGAGAACAACATGCTTTTTGAAAAAATCGGGACTCAAGACAAGCTGTCGGACAAGCAGGCAATCGCCAAATATTGGGGCGAGAAAATTTCGTCCATTCCTCATCCGAAATACCGCTATGGATGCGACGTTCACCCGCACGGATGGGCGGAAATAACGCAAGAGGAATTCACGCAATCGAATTTCTTCCGCTACACCGCACTGGCTACTGCTTGGTCGCGAACGGCTCTTGGCGACGCGCGCATGTACTTCATGCACGACGACACAGGATTTGCCTTGATTGGTGACTACCACGGCAAAAAGCTGAGCGTATTCAAGTTTGGATGTCAGCACGATTTCGACAGCGAGAACGTCGGCCACTGCCTGACCAAGTACACCTGCAAGAAATGCGGCTTCGTGCAGACATTCGATTCGTCAGATTAATCGCTCGGCCACCACACCGAATAACTAAGCGCCGAGTGCGCACAAGGGGAAATGATGGACGGTTTCAAACTGGTGCCGGTTGAGCCAACGAGCGGAATGCTCGGCGCAATGCGCAAGGTAATCGAGCAGCACTACAACCTTGCGAACTATTCGCATATGTTCAAAGAGCGTCACGCTTACACGGCCATGCTCGCCGCTGCTCCTGCCGCACCTGTAGCCGCACAAGCGCCGAGCGAGTGGATTAGCGTGGATGAGCGGATGCCGGCAGATGAGACACCCGTACTGGTATTTCGCGCTGATCAAATCCAAGTGGGCGCTGTTTTCCTTGAACATGAGTCGTGGGAAGAAGGCGGCAGGACTATTCGATATTGGGATGACCCGCACGACGACGGAAAAGTGTGGGACGACGTCAATTATTGGATGCCACTGCCTGCTGCGCCCGACCCCTACGCCGGCATCGCAGCCGATTTCGCCTCGCCAGCCATGCTCACCGAACAGGAGCCACCATGCGCCAATACCTAATCGCTTGCGCAGTTGCTATCGCCCTGTGCGGTGGTCTGTTCGTAGCCTGCGACGCCGAGAAGGGCAAGCAGACCGATTACTTTCAGCGCGTGGGCGGTGTGAAATGAGCAACGAGAACAGCGGCGGCTCGGCTTTCCCTGACTTTCGGCAGGATGGCATGACACTGCGCGACTACTTTGCGGCGAAGGCGATGGCTGCAATGCTTACCGATCCTTCATGGAAGGGACACACCATCGGCACGGCAGCCGAGACTTCATACCAGATGGCCGACGCCATGCTTGCGGAAAGGATGAAGCCATGATTCGCGCCCTCCTGTTCTTCGCCATGGACTATTGCGAGCAACGCCCCGCGCTGATGCTGGCCGGTGTTGCGGTGTGCGTGATCTTGAGCGGAGTGATCGACAAATGAAAGCCATCCCGCGCATCAAGACAGTATCGCGCCACAGCCTGCCGCGCCGCATCTTTCGCGCAATGGAGCGCTCCTGGCTTCCGGCAATTCTGGTTTACGCATTCATTTTTGCGGCTATAGCGGCTGCGAGCTTCCCGGAGTAGGCCATGAACACACGACTATCGCAAGACGCAGCCGACACGCTGCACGCCTACGAAGCGCAGCAGGCATTCCGCGAACGTGAGCGCGCCAGGTGGGCGAGGGCGCAGCCGCCGAAGATTGTCGGTCGCGTCGTGTTCCCCGAGCTGACACAGCAGGAGCACATAGAACGCGAGCAGCAGATTAACGAGGGATTGATTCCCTTCTGATTCACCCAACCACCTAGGCAGAGCAAATGAAAACCTCCGACAGCATCAGTAACATCGCTGGCGCGCTACTCAAGGCGCAGCAAGAAATCACCTTCGCAGCGAAGGACAGCAAGAACCCGGCGTTTAAGTCGACCTACGCCAATCTGGAATCAGTCATCGAAGCCATCAAAGGGCCGCTGAACGCGCACGGCATCGTCTTCATGCAGACGTTCTCCCCATCGGCTCCCGGCTTCCTGGCGCTGTCTACGCGCTTGCTGCATACCTCCGGCGAGTGGATCGAGGACGAAATGACCGTGCCGCTGCAGAAAAACGATGCGCAGGGTTACGGCAGCGCCGCCACCTACAGCCGCCGCTATGCACTGGCCGCGATCACCGGGCTGTATCAGGCCGACGATGACGGGCAGGAAGCCGCCAAGCCGCGCGCCGAGCCTGCGATTGACCTGATGCCTATGCTCGCCAAGCTCGATAGCTGCGAATCCATTGGAGGCTTGAAGCTGGCATTTGGCGAAGTGTGGAAGGAAAGCCGGGGCCACGCGAGCATCAAAGCGCACTACGAAAAATTGAAGGCCCAACTCACCGAAGGAGTACCAGCATGAACAACATCACCATTGCAGGCCAGCTCGGCAAGGATTGCGAAAGCCGCTTTTTACCAAATGGCGATGCCGTCACGAGTTTTAGCGTGGCAGACAGCCAGGGGCGAGACAAGCCCACCATCTGGTGGAACTGCTCAATCTTCGGAAAGCGCGGCGAAGCTCTCGCCCAATACCTGACCAAAGGCCAAGCCGTGACCGTGGGCGGCTCCATCAGCGAGCGCGAATGGACCGACAAGGACGGCAACAAGCGCAAGAGCATGGATATCCGCGTGGCTGACGTTGCTTTGCAAGGCGGCAAGCGCGAGGCGTCCGGGACCGAGGGCTACCAGGGCGGTACGGGGCAACGTGATGCAGCCGCACCAGCACCGAAGGGATATCAGGGCGCGCGCCCCGGCCCTAAGCCTGCGCCGAACTTCTCCGACATGGACGACGACATCCCTTTTTGATAACTAGGAGGGGCGGGGTAACTCCCGCCAGCGAACATGATCGACCTGACCAAAATTGACGATGACACGCTGATGGCCCGAGGGTCGTATGCGACCGTCCGAGGCGCGTTTGAGGACGAAAAGAAGAACCTGTCCATGCTGTGCGGCGAACTGTCCTCGACTTCCTCCAAGGTGCTGCGCACGATGCAGCCGGATAACGACGCCTTGCCGGTGAGCGTGGATACGCTGATTGGGGCTGCGCGCCTGACGCTGGATGCAATCGAAGCGTGCGCAAAGCGTATCGAGAGCCTGGCGCAGCAGAAGCACGATCTGAAAAGCCAGGCGTGGGGCCGCAAGTGACCAAGCGCACATTCATCCTATCGCACATGGAAGCGCGCCGCAATGCTGCCAACCATTGCCTGAATGCTCCTGATGGGCAGGTTGTCCGGTTTAGCGACCCTACTCGCAGCCTTGAGCAAAACGCGAAGATGCATGCGGTCTTTAGCGACATTGCTGCCCAAGCTAAGTATCTCGGGCGCTCGCTTTCGATGCCTCAATGGAAAACGTTGCTGATATCGGGGCACGCGGTCGCTACTGGCTTGGGCGTGGATATGGTTCCCGGCATCGAAGGGGAGTTCGTCAATATCCGCGAGAGCAGCGCGAACATGAGCGTAGGGCGCATGTCGAGCGTGATCGAATATTCCCTGGCATTCGGGGCAATGAATGGCGTGATCTTCGGGAGCGAATCATGAACCTGCACATACCAGTCTTCAACCCTGTGCCGATCCCGGAGCATGGCCCGATGGGATCGACCGAACTGGTGGCGTTGACCGGTTCGAAGATGAACACGATCCGCGAGTACATGAGCAAGCTTGTGAACGAGGGGCGCGCTTTATCGGAACTGATCGCCAATCCGGTAAATGGTGGCAGAACTGTAATGGCGATCTATAGCGTAGGAGATGGAACGATTCCCCAAAAAGGCGAGGTAGCCAAGCGGGAGACGGTGACGCAATACCCGCTGCACCACGTACGTGACTCCCTTGTCACTGCACTTTTCGGCCCCGCAAAACAACAACACGGAGACTTGACCAAATGACCCTGAACGAAGCAATGACCGCATACGCCGTCAGCCCGACCGAAGCGAACAAGATGGCGATTGTTGACACTGTAGCGCCTGAGTTGCGCGCACAGATCAAGGATATGGCCGCCTGCATCGCCAAGCAGCAAGCGAGCCTGGTAGCCGCGAAACGGGAGTTGGATGCCGCGCTGGATCAGCCTGTGCCGAGCTTGCGCGCTGATGAATTGCGGGCTGCGCTGTGCAGGGCGGCCACTGATTGCGGCCACTTCATCAGTACCGACGAGATGACTCTTTGCCGCGTCCCCGGGCAAGGCGGAAATGCACTTTCCCAACTGCTTGACCGCCTTGTTGCCGCAGTTTCCGCCGCCGCGCCTGCGCCCATCCAGAGCGCCGAATTGGCCGAAATGGCACAGGTAATCGCGTTCCTCAACGGCGAAGGTCCGCTGGATGGATTCCACTTTGGTGACAGCGATACCGCACGCCCTCGCGCCCGCTACTGGTGGCGCAAACCGATGATGGCAGCATGGCGCGCCCTCGCATCCCCTGCCGCAGCCCCTAAGCAGGCCAGCAGCGACGTAAACATGGCTAGTGGCTGGTGTATCGAGCGTGGGCCAGCATTGGCCCCGAACTATCTGCACGTGAACGGCGGTCTGCTGAACTGGACGCCTGACCACATGAAAGCCATGCGTTTTGCGCGCCGCGCTGACGCCGAACAGATCACGGACATCGTAGAAGATGCCGACCGCATTGCGGAGCATGTGTGGACCAGCGAAGGGAGTCAGCAATGAACCTGCAATATATGGGGGCCAAGGAAGCGTCCGACAACATCAACACGATGAACGTCGAGCTGAGCGATTTTGATATCAAGGCTGCGCTCATCAATGCGCTTGACCGGATTGCACAACTTGAAAAACTTCTCGCCTCAGCAGGTGGACAGTCCGAGCAAGAGCAGGCCAAGCCGACCGACTTGCAGGCGGCGATTATGGATCTTCCGTGCGAGCCGACTTACACCATCAAAATCAACGTCATTTCGTACACCAAGGGTTTCCGCGAGGCGCAAAAGGCCGCCGCCGAACTGGTCGCCCGCCACCTTGGCGCTACTCCAGCGCAGGAAGGCTGAGCCATGAGCGACTTCTACCGCCGACTTCATGCAGCAATGCGCGAGCAGGTATCGATAGGGCACCAATTTTCGGCCCAATGGAGCGCTATGACAGCGTGGCAACGTAAATTTAAGAAGGACTCGAAATGACCCAACCTACCACCCCACCCGATACCGTGACAGTGCTGCGGGACATTGCCCGCATGTTGGATGGCTACGCCGAATCCTACGATGCTATGGCGCGCCAGAACAAAGCTGACCCCAAGGTGTGCATGAGCAGTGTGGCCGCCGACATCCGGCAGAACATGGCCGACTATGTACGCGGCAAGATCAAGTCAGCCCGCGCAGCTATTCAACCTGCTGGCGATTACCCATATGACGCGCTGTTTCAGGCCATCGGGGATTCGCTTGATAGCACAGTGAAAATTGCAGGCACTGGATTTTCCATATCGGTAAAAGCGTTTGTCGAGTCGATCCGCTCCAAAGGATTTGATATCGTTGCCGCCGCGCCAGTCTGCACACCTGTGCAAGCTGCGCCCGAGTTGACGCCAGGGTCGCCGTTCATGGTCAACATGGATTCGATGCTGCGCCACGCTGAGTCGTTCGGCAACGGTGATATCTCGACTAAGTTCGTGCGCGCCCTGATCCTAAAGCATCAGGCGGCTGTGCAAGCTGCGCCACATGACCGGCAACACATGAGCCACGCTGAAATGCTGGCATTGTGCGCACCCGAGGTCAAACAGGATGCGAGCGCGCTGCCGCCGCTGCCTGAGCCGGAGTACGACTACTACGAAATCAAGGGCTACGACGAGGGGCAGATGCACGCCTACGTGCTGGCCGACCGTGCAGCCCGTCAGCCGAGCGCTGTTGATCTGCTTGCTGCCGTGTTTGACGCATGGGAGAACGGCGACGACTGCTACGAGGAAGGCGATGTGGACGGCAGTTATATGGGCAAAGCATTCCGGCTCGATGATGATGTATATGCCCAATGCTGCGACCTGCTGAACCGCGCCAACCCGCCGCGCAATGCTTCTGCGTACAGCGACCACGACGCCCGCGTATTGAAATTGGCACTGGAGAATCTGCTGTCGAATTCCATGCCAATGCCAATGATGAGCGCAAAGGAATTTAATGCTGCTGCGGTTGCTCATCGTGAGGCGACCGCCAAAGCACGCGCCGCACTCGACGCTCTTGCCGCTCGCTCGCCAGTTGCAGCGCCCACCGAAGCGCCCGATAGCGTCACGTACACCGTTGATGGCGTCCGCATGTCGCCTCTCGAATACATCAGCCACTTGCACGGGCTGCTGAAACCGGCCACACCGGAGAGCGCCGAGCGGAGCGCGGTCTGGTGCGACTATTGCGGCGTTGATCGCAGCAAGGAATTCTGCCCGCTCAAAGGAGGCCAAATGTGCCAGTTCGTCAGCACGGCTCTTGCCACCAGTAGCGCAGCGAAGGGGGCGGCGTAATGCGCGTCTTTCGATGGCTGCTGAAATTTCGAGCTTGCAAGCACGAATTCGACTACATGAAGGATATGACCCGTCGTGACGAGTCGGGCAACGTGTCTTGCCGCTGTCATAAGTGCGGCGAGGTTTTCAAAGCAGAATGCGGAATAGATTTGCCTGGGCGCCTCGTTCAACTACCAAAGGAACCGACATGAACAATCCCGCACCAACAAGCGCCGAGCAAGCCGCATTCGAAGCATGGGCTGAACCGCAAGGCTTTGACCTGCGCCGCCCGAATAAGTCCTACCTGAACACCGTATGCGATTACGCTTGGCAAGGCTGGCAAGCGCGTGCAGCAATGCAAACCGCCGAGCCTGTGAACGTGAAGGCCATCGCCAAAGCCGCATTCGACCAGGTAATCACCGACTCGTGCGAGGACGGCGACGCGCAGACCAATGAGGACTTCTACTCAGGGAAGGTAGCCGGGATTCTTGCAATGAAAATGGCGGTCGAGCAAAGCCAAGCCGGCCCGGATCGCGCACCGAGCATTGCCCCTGAAGCTTCTGACGCCGACACGCTGAGCGCGCTTCTGTGGCTCTACCATCGTCTGCCGCATGGCTATGAGCGCCAGGAGCACATCGAGCGCACCATCAAGGCGCTGGCCGCCAAGACCGGCACCGACGTTGAATCGTGCTTGACCGAGCGCGCACCGAGCATTGACAGCGCGGCAGATGCGAAGGACTGGCGCAATGTCGACGAGTGCCTGCCGGAGTTCGACGTTCCTGTATGGCTATTTGAGCCGGGGCGCAATATCTGGATCGGGGCGCGCTCACACGAAGTCGAGGGGTGGCTGTGGGGGAACTGCTATGGCGCAGCCTACAGCCGACCGGATGGCACGTGGGACAGCGACACGAACGAGTGCGACGACGATTACCAGCCTACCCACTGGATGCCATTGCCCGGAGTTCCGGCTATCGCTGCATTGCAGCCAGAGGGGGAATGATGGGCAGCTATGGAAGCATGACGTTCGCCTCCATGAGGGCAGAGGCAAAATTAAAACGGATTGAGGCGGCCCTAACAGGTGCTTCGATGACTGCGAGCCAATTGGGTGACGCTTTGTTTATGTCGCCAACCACAGCAAAAATATACCTGCAATATCTTATGAGCGAGCCGAAGCGAGTCTACATAATTTCGTGGATTCACTGGGGGAAGGGTCGTGCTGCCGCGATTTATACAGCAGGGAATAAACAGGACACACCAGAGCGCACCGCCGCGCGAGACAAGAATGGTGGCCCTAAATGAGCTGGCCCATGATGCCTGAGCCGCAAGTTAAGCGTTTAATCGCTGGGTTCTTCGCGCGTACCAATGGCGGAAAAAAGTGGCAAGCGGCAGTAATTCGCAGCCTAATCAACGAGATATTCGCTCAGGGCTACGCCACTGGGCGCCAAGAGATAAGAGGGAAAGACAATGCCGAAGGCTAAATACAAGCAGCGCATCGACAATGAGGGATTTGACATCCCATCAGGCGAAGTGTACCGGATGGCCTGCTGTGACTGCGACCTAGTGCATGACATGGTGTTTGTGTCTGGCGATGGCCAGCCCATTGGAGTAGCCGCTCGGAGAAATAACCGCGCGACGGCGCAACGTCGCCGGGGGCGTTATGGCAAATGAAGCAGGCAAGGGCGACGATCCGCGCCCGATGGCGATCACGCGCGACGAGTTCAACAGCAATTGGGACAAGGCTTTCGCCAACGTCCCGCTTATTTGCACGGCATGCAATACCGAGCCTTGCGATTGCCAGGGAACCGAGGACGGGCCGGGGCAGGATGAGGCTGAGAGGTGGCCACATGACCACCACCCTAGAAGTGATACGAATCAATCGCTTAGCGCTGAAAAGGGTGCGAGTGACCACCAGCAGGTGGCCACCATTCCGGGGCAGGATGAGGCGAGCAAGGAAGTTAAGACGCATTACGAGCGGCGCAGGTTTGATAGGGAGGGTGTATGAGTGCAGAAGAAATGCTTGCAGCTTTGCTTAAAAAGCTGTCGGAGCCGGCAGCTTTGCCGGTTGCAGTGGACTTGTGGGATACAAAGCACATCGCAGCTTACCTGAAGCGCTCACTGTTCACCGTGCAAACGCGCATCGTCGTGCTGCCAACCTTTCCGGCGCCGATCCGGCTTCCGGTCGAGGGCAAGTCGCAGGCGCTATATAAGGCGCGCGAAGTGGTGAAGTGGGCTGAAAGCCAGTGATTCGGGGGTGTTCCCGGAAAAACCGGGATTCCCGGGGAATCCGGGAAACTCCACAAATCACAATTTTCCGGCGATATCCTCGGCTGATTCGTTGTAATAGATCATCAGCTTGCGGATATCCTTGTGCCCCACCATGCGCGCCAAGTCGAGAACATGCAGTTTCTTGGCTAGGCGCGTAATCGCTTCGTGGCGCGTATCGTGAAAGGTCATATCTTCGATCTTGGTTCGATCCCTGCGCGCAGTCCTGAACATCGCATCCAGTGACGCCGCCGTGATACCGAAGCCGTCTGGCACAAGCTTCAATATCTGAATGGCGCGAGGGGAGAGCGGTACATCGCGGGACTCGCCATTCTTGTTGATCGTCTCGGGGAGGTGAGCAACGCGCCCTTTAATCCAATCCGGCTGTAACGCACAAATCTCGCCGGCGCGCATCCCCGTTTCAATGGCGAACAGGAAGGCAGCGGCAATGCTCTGCTGCTTCGTAACTGGCGCCCGCTCACGCCACCCGAGCGCATGGCATATCTCTTTGATTTCCGCTTCGCTGATGCGCCGGAATCGAGGTTTGTTTCCCTTGGGGCGCTTTACATCTGTCGTCGGACTGCCTACGATCCATTTCCATTCTTTGCGCGCCACAGTGAACACGTTGGACATCAGGTTCATTTCGCGCTGAACGGTTGATCCTTGCACTGCGCGAATATCGGGGTCAGTAGGGTGTAGGCGCTCATCGCGCCAAGCGGCCACGTGGGAGGCGTCAACGTCCCGCATCCTCACATCACCCAAGGGTGTTCGCCCGAATGCCGCCAGGCGCAACGATTCCCACCTATGCCCCTTCTTTTTCTTCGATACTTCGCGCTCGTACTTCTCGAAAGCGTCCCTACAGGTTTGCGTGGTTGCGCCGCCTCCGGCGCTTGCTGTGCGCTGGCTGGCTTCCCATGCAAGTGCTGCTGCCTTGGTGTCGAAGGTGCCGGACGTGCGCTTGCCCTTCACCATAACCCGGTGCTGCCACTTTCCATCAACCTTGCGCGGTGCCGCCATTTGCCAAATCCCTTGCCAATTTTTGGCAAATCATAGCAAAGAAAGGCAAATTTTCTAAATGTTTTACTAAAAACGCAGGCGTAAAAAAACCTTGCTTTACCAATGAAAACAGGCATAAGCAAGGCTTATCAAATACAAGCAATTTCTTGTTCTGGTGCCCGGAACCGGAATCGTGTATTGATATATATCAATGACTTGCGGCGAAAAATGGCAAACCACTGCCAGAAATTATGCGACGCCTTTTACCTTTTCTAGCGTCCTCATGCCACCCAAACCGAGCATCCCGAGCAGGATGGTGCTCATTTCCGTGAAGTCTAGCACGGGCAGGTCAATTGGATTCCCGCTTGCCGCCATGATGAAGGCACCAGCCGGAGCAATGACAAACTTGTACGCGAACGCCGCGCCACAGGTCCAGCCGATGAACGGGCGCCAGGATGACGCGAACGTGTTTCCGCTCGCCGCCTCGGCCTTGTTCACTTCGATCTGCCCAGTTGCCAAGCGAACTTCCGCGTCCAGTTGCGCCAGCTCGCCACGCTGCGCCATTTCCATAATCTGCACCTTGGCAGCGGCAGCGGCTTGCGGGTCGGGGAAGAACTTGTCTACGAGGGTGCCGAGCAGCGGCAGTAGGGCGGCGATCATAATTAACCTTTCGGGTTTGCGTTGAAGATTGCGCCAAGACGGCGCGGAACTGTGGCGAGTACGTACAGCAGGCCAAGTGCCCCGGCGACCATGCCGACGACGAACGTCAGCAGGAAGCCGAGCCAGATCACGCGATGCCCACGCGCTTTTGCATCCAGCCGAAGAAGAACGCCTCGTTTGCCGGGCGCTTTTCCGTGATTTCCAGATACCGCGCGCCTTGGAGGCAGTTGAGCGTGCGCGCTATGACCGCCTCGCCCTCATAGCCGCGTTTGGCGATCAGCGAGCGCAGCGCCGCAATGGTTGCCGGGCCGATCTGCCCATCTACCACGAGGTCCGGGTATAGCTTGGCCTCTTGGTTCAGCGCGTTGAGGATGCGCTGCAGCCACGGCCCAGGCACGCTCACACCCATGTTGACGCCGGTGTCGATCATTTCCTCGGCAATGCCAGGGGAGACGGCCTGCACCTTGGCAAAGCCCGGCTCATTGATGTACTGCCGCGTGTAGATCGCCACGGCCATATCGCGCTTAAAGTCGCGCATCAGGCCTGTGTAGCCATTCGCGCGCGCAACCGCCTCAGTGATGCCGTACGCGGTCGGCCCGCCACGGTCGGCCACGTGGTTGACGTAGCCGCCTTCCCGGTCAATTAGGTCATCGATAAGTTTCATTTGCGCTGCGACCTTTCAAGGTTGTCAATACGTTGGGTGAGCAGGTCTTGCACGCGGCGTGCTTCGTATTGCGCGTCCTTGATCAACTCCACGCGGTTATCGCGCTCGTCGACGCGCTTCTCCAACTTGGCTGTGTTGGAAATGAGCTGGTCGAGCTTGTTGGACTGGCCGGCGACGCTCCACACCATCGCGGCCATCGTCATCAAAATTGCGGCGAATGAAGAAATTAGCCAGGTAAGGGGTAGTTGCATATCAACGACTCTCGGTAAAGGTGGGGTAGGGGCTGTCATGGGTTGGCCTATCGTTTATGGGCTGTCGTAATCTGCGGGGATTGGGCAGGCTTGGGGTGTTACGCGCTGGTGGAATCCGTGATCAGACCGAGGTTGGAAAGGGCGGTGAGCAGGGAGGCTAGTGCAGCATTGCCGCCCCGCGAGCCGGTGACAGTTGGCCGGGTGGTGCCGCCCGCGCCGAAAAAACCAAGCCCGCCATCAGCCTTAAAAGTCAGGTGGCGAACGCTGAGGTCTGATTTTTCGATATGGCACCGGTCTGTACTTGGGTTCCAGTCGCACAGGAAATTGCCATCTGCTCGCGTTGTAATGCGAATGCCCTGGCTCATTCGCGGCTTCAATGCGGGGAATTCAAGGATCGGGGCCACGCCAGCATAGGCGCGCATGTAGCAGTCGAACGCCGGCAGACCGGATGCCGTAGTTGCGAAATTGAACAACAGCCGGTCCGGCGTTTCCTCGTAGGTCACATTGAAGCGGTTGCCGCCTGGGTCAGCGGCGAGGGTGGAGCGCTGGAACAGCAAGTCGGTGCTGCCGCCCAACGTGCTCGGCTGCGCCTGCAAAAAGTGGCTGTCCGTAGTGAAGGCCAGGCCACGATAGAAGCCGGTTGCAGTGCCGGCTGCGCCGTTTTGCAGGTACATGACTGTGTTGCCTGTCGCAGCATCGATAATGTCGAGCTTTACAGCCGATGCCCGGTTGAAGCGCAGTCCACCCGAAATCGCGTTTGATGCGGACTTGCTGACGCCGCCAACGATCAGCGTTACAGCATCGCCCGAGGTGTAGGAGTCGGCGAACACGTCCGGCGAGGCGTCGACCACGTACGAGCCGGGCGGGATGTGATATGCGCCATTGGTTGCCGCGCGCGCGAGGGTGAACGCGGCAGTATCGTTTGTGGTGCCGTCGCCCTTGGCGCCGAAGTCCTTGACGCTCTTGCGGCTGTCGCGCAGCTTGTCGCGCACGTTGCGCAAGACTGCGCCGGTGCTCGCCTGGATGAAGCCCATAAACGTCGAGCCGGCAGAAGTGGCGAGGTCTTGCAGCCATTTGCCCACTGTGTTGCTCCCGTACACAGTAGCGTAGAGGAAGCCCATCAGTCCGGCCCCGGCGGCGCCCGCGAGTGTGCCCGCCATGACGGGCGTCTCGAAGTTGTCGATGGGATATCCGGTCACCTGTACGCCGGCAGCGGTGCGCAAGTCAACCTTGTAGTTGCCTTCCCAATAAATCAGCGCCTCGCCCTTGGCATCGAGCGTGATCGGGTTCTCATGCGGTACAGTGCCTTCCGCGTCCTGAAACGTCTCTTTGGGCGTACTTGTGCCCGCTTCGTAGGTGTAAAGCTTGCAGCCGGCAGCAGGAACGCCCGCGTTCGTCCAGCCACGGGCGCGGCCTGGCGGCATCAGAAAAGTATTCATGGTGTCCCAATAAAAAAGCCCCGCACAAGGCAGGGCTGTTGATGTGATTTCAGGTGAGGCGGGCGAACGGTGGTATTCTTATGGTATGGAATACATCGACTACATTTGGATTAAAGCTGGCTTAATCGTGCTTGCGGCCTTCCTATACGGGCTGTTCGGCGGCGACGTTAGCGATTAACCGCGACCGGGGCAGCGCCGTAGATACTTTCCAGCAGCTTGTTAGTGCGCGCAGACATAGGGCCAGGGCCATCAAGTAGCATGTTTTTTAAGCCATTGCTGTTCAGAAGCGCATTGGTGCCGCGCCCCACGCCAACTCCAACAGCCAAGCCAGGCAATCCGCCTGTGACAGCGCCGCCGACTCCTAAAACAGCCCGTTGCATTGAGCCGTGCGCGCCTTCCCGAGCCTTGACGAACTGAGCGGATATATCGGCCAACTCCTGCAAATCCTTATTGCCGATGTTCTTCATGTTCGCCAGCCGTGCAACTGAGATTTCGCCCTCGGCACCGTTCTTTGCCACCTTTTCAAGCGCCATCATGTTGCCGTACTGCTTGCGCGTTTCCGCGAAGGCGGCTGCTTTGGTCGGCCCGATTGAGCGGTTGAGTGCCTCAATTAATGCCTTCTTCATTTCGATAGCGTGGAATGCTTCCGGCGTGTTGCGGGCGCCGATCCGATCCAGTGTGCGCTTGATGTTGTAGGCTGCCTGTCCGTAGACTTCGCCAGTCGCGCCCTTTTCAAGCAGTTCGTCAATCTGCCCCTTGATGGCCTTGAAGCCGTCCGCGCCCAGCTCGCGGTTCGCTGCCGCCTCAATTGAGCCGATTTCGTTCATGAAATCGTTGTCGATGCGTACCGTATTATTTTTCAGTACATCGTCGAACTTCGCGCCAAGCACATCCTGCGCCTTGCGCAGTGCCCCGGTCACATTGTCCGAGTCCTGCCCGAACGTGCGTGACAGTGCGCGGTTAAGCCCTGACTCCATCTTGTTCATTGTCCCAGCTCGGCCACTGAACGGCACATAGTCCAGTGCGGACGCCAGTGCATTGAGCGGCTTGCTATTGGCGATTCGGTCCGCTGGGATCGTGATACCCAATTCTTTCGCGCGGCGAGCAAGCGCGGCCACCTCGGCGGACACCTTCCCGCCAACGACTGAGTTGCGAACTGCGCCGCCGATGGCACCGGCCAGCTTCGTTGCACCAGGCAGCACCGTACCGACACCAGCGCCGGTCAATCCGTTCTTTGGGTCAACCATCGTAGCCGACGCGCCGCCACTGATCGCGCCGCCTGCCATGCGGGTAAGCAGATTGCCGCCCGGACCAGCAGTAAAGCCACTCGTACGGACTGCGGTTGCCAGATTGTTGACAGCGGGCGCCGACATACCGACACGAGCGAGCACAGGAGCAGAGCGCACGATACCCTGTCCGATTGCCCCGCCTGCGCCCATCGTGCCGGCCACTTCCGTAGCAAGCTTGCCAGTCTGGTACGTGAACGACTTTGGATCGGCGCCGGCATATTCCAGGCCATCATCCATTGCTTGCCGGCGTTCCTCGTTGCGAGAAAGCTTCGGCTTACCAGTGACCAAACCTGAAATGCTCGGTCCACGGTCGTTGTAGTACGCGTCCTTTGCCTTGTCGAGAGGCCAGAGAATAGTTGCGCCAATGGAGCCAGCGCCGCGCAGGGCGCCGCCAACAAGGTTCCCGGCACTTTGCCCAAGCTCTCCGATTAGCGAAGGTTGCTCGATAACAATCGGAGTAGGCTTCACAGGCGTTGCGCTGACTACTTCGTCATCGTCCCAGGGGTTGGCGACTTTCTTTGCGGCCTTTGGCTTGCTGATAACCTCGTCGTTGTCCCAAGGATTAGCCATTTATTTCTTCCTCATGATCTTGCCGTCAGGCGTGATGAATTCGGCGCCGGATGGCACGTTGTCGTAGTCGGCGGCGGTTTTGAGTTGTATCGGCGCGGCGGGAGGGCGGGGCGCTCCGGATTTCCCCGAGACACGATTCTTTGCTGCCACCATGTCGGTAGTGATTCGACCGATGGATTCGCGGAACGCAGCCTCACCCATGTTCGGATTCAGCGCACCAACGGCGGCGGTCAGTTTCTTGCCTTCAGCATCAGATAGTGCGCCCATTCCTTTGAGCTGGGAAACCATCGGAATGAATGCTTGCGACTGGAACGTGTCCAATTCCGCTTGAAAGTTAGCCGACTTCGACCCTGGAAGGGTTGGGAACTTGCCGACAAGGCCAACCGAATTTGACAGACCCTCGTGCTTACTGAGGCGGTCAAGGGTGCCGAGCATCGTTTCAAAGCTGGCAACCTGGCTTGCTTTCGTCATATCCAGAACATCATTCTTCTGCTCGCGCTTTAGACGATTTTCTTCGACGCGGGTTCCGTTGAAGTCGCGCGCGCGGTCATCGCTCATGTCCTGCCCACGCATCGATACACTACGCCCGGCTGCTGCGGTTGCCGACGTCATGTTCTGGCCCCTGACCTGAACCGCTGTTTGCTCTTTGTTGTTGCGCACAGTCTCGTCAAACTTCTGCACATCGAGGTCGAAGCCCTTGGCCTTATATCCTGCTTCAATGCGCTGCAATTCCGTCATCGACTGCTGACCGGCCTGTGCCACATAAGCGGGGTCGTACTGCTCGGGGATTTGCGATACATCCATATTCCGAGCGGCCATCGCCTGCCGGCCTTGCGTGTATGTCACCTGGTCTTTGGCGGCACCGATCACTTGATTGATGAAGCCCATTTGCTCACGTGCCAGATCGAACTGCGCCTTCTCGGCTAGGCGCTGATCCTTGAGTGTCTTGGCGGCCGACTCGTCCAAATCGGCGTAGTTCTTCTGAATGCCGGGCAGCTTCGCTCCTAAGCCAGCTTGCGCGGCCCCTGTATAGAGTTTGTTACGATCCGTCTTGCCATCGGCTCCGACCGCCGAGCGATACACGTCCGCAAGTTGCGCCTCCTGCTGAATGCCACGCGTGTACTCTGCGGCTTTCTGCTGGTTGAGCATCATGGCAAGCTTGTTCTGCTGCCCGGCCATCGCTTCCGCGTCTAGCTCGGCCACCGACTTAGGCGGGCGCAGGAGGTTGTTGTAAATGCTGGTGTCGACTTGTGCCATGCTTATGCGCTCCAAGAGCCGGGGGTGACGTTCTGTGCGCCCGCGTACTGCGGACGCTCGTTGTACTGATTCCAGGCGCTCAGGCCTTGATTGAGGGCGCCCGTCAGTGCATTACCCTGCGCAAGATAGCTAGACGCGCGCGCATTGCCGGCGCCGATCAGATTGTTTCCTGCGATCTGGCCCGAGTTCATCATGCCGTTGCCTACATTGCTGCCAAGTTGCGCCGCGCCGCTGCCGTTCTGGTTGGCTGCGATCTGGCCGACGCCAGCGAGAGAGGCGAGCTTGTTGTATCGGCCCTCCTGATTGCCTTTGAAGCGCGCGAATGCGTTGCCGTATTCGTTGCTGGCGAAGTTCTGGTTGTACTGCGACGCGGCTTTCAATGCGGCGCCCGAGAGCAGGCCGCCACGAGCCGCCGCCGAGTTGGTAATGCCCTTCATACCCTCGGCCTGGCGGAAGGCGTAGCCGGGGTCCTGCTGAAAGTCGGACATGCCGAAATCGCGCATCAAGTCGCCGCCCTTGCCGGTTCCTTGCGTAAGCTGGTTCAGCGCGTTGCTGCCCGCCAGCCGCCACGGCTCACGATCCGCACGCGCCTGTGCATCCATGCGCTCCTGATATGCCCGCGCCTCACGTTCGGACTGCAACGTCTGCGCGCTTGCATCTCGCGCACTGTCGGCCTGCGTTTGCGCGGCCTTCTTTGCGCTGCGACCTCCAATAAGCCCCCCGACAATAGATGCTCCGCCACCGATAAGCGCGGCGACCCCTGGTGTTATTGCGGCAATTGCTGGCATGTTTTCCACTCCTGTTTAGTAATTCCAAGCATGATCTGGTCGATCAATTCGCCGTTCCGCATGAAGCTGGCGCGGTTGATGCCCTCTTGCTGCATCCCGCCAGCCTTGGCAAAACGCAGGGCAGGGCGGTTGTATGCAGGCACGGTCGTAATCATTTTCTGGCAGTCAGTGTCCTCGAATGCCCAAGCAAGCAGCAGTTGAGCCGCGTCCTTAGCCTGCTGGCCCCAGGTGCGAGGCAGCAAGCACGTATGCATTTCGTAGCACACGGAGTTGTGCGCGTGGACCATGAACACGCCGGCCGGCGCGCCGTCATCGATCAGCATCCAGTGCACAGCCTCGTTGTCGAGGATCGGCACGAACTCCGCCGTTGCATCGTCGTGAATATGTGGCCAGATAGCAGGGTCGGAGACGATGCGGCCGACTAGCCCCATATCACGAGTCCGGGCCAGGATCACGTTACCTCGCGGCCCGATGCGCGAATGCTGATGCCCGTCGCGCTGGCAAGGGTGCTGATCAAGCCGCCAGCCTCTAGTACATGGCCCACGACCTCCGGGAATGTGTAGCTCAGCCCTGCGCCGATGTTTACGGTCTTGACGACGGTGTTGTCAGCCGATGCAGCGTCGCCGCTCGTGACAAGATTAACTGTCAGCGTTAGCGCGCCTGCCGTGGTATTGGTCGCGGTGAATTTGTCGACAATCGCGCGCAAGTTGATTGCTGCGTACTGTGTCGTTTGCGCAGCTTCTGCCATCTTGGCCGGGATAAGAACTTTCAGGGTAACGCTCATGGTTTCAATCCTTGTTCAATGTCGTTCATTTTGCCGCTCAAGACAGCGAGCAATTCGGAAAGCTGGCGTACTTCGGTTTGTAAAAACTCGATCTGCTCGACTATTTGCAGTGGTGGAATCAGGTATTCGTCAGTCAGCAATTGCGGTTGCGGCGCCGGGGCAATCTCCAAGGCATCTATGCTGATTGCGGTAGCCGGAATGCTCGGGGTATCGCTGCTATCACCCACCTTGTTTAGTAGGTGTCGGAATGCTTCGACTGTCGGGCGATCCATACCCGCATTGAACAGCGTGTTCTCGCTAATCTGGAAGCGGGCTGGGCGCCGAGCTGGGCGCACGAAATCTTCATCAGAATTCATGACGTGCCTACCTGAGCTTCGATGAAGGCGCCTTGCAGCGCGATCTTGGCGTCTGCCGTGGTCGACACTTCAAACACCCGATCACGACCGGAGCCGAGACGATTGAAGCAAGGCTTGTTGCGGAATTGCCCGGTCTTGCCGAGCGACACAGTCTGCAATGCGGACCACGTATTCCCGCCATCGTCGGAGTAGCGCAACGACACCTGCGGGTCTGCATCGACCACGCCTACGCCAGCCTGCATGTCCAGCACCAGGCGGCTAAAGAACTGCCGTGCGCCGTCTGCGGTCATGTGCTGGAACGACTTCACTCGCGGGATTGCTGCGCCGTTGTCAGTGAAGGTATCGAGGTCAAGCTCATAAATCGCGCCACTCTCGTAGTCGCCAACGAGGTGCTTGCGGTCGTAGAACACATGGCAGTTGTCACGCACGCGCTCAAGCTGATTGCTCGGTGTGCGATATGCGCGCTCATGCCAGAGGGCCGTCGCAGCGTCGAAAGCCCAGGTCTTGCCGGCAGTCGGAAATGTCAGGACATAAAACGAGTGCCCCGCCTGCTGGTAGCTGTAGGCGAACGCGTCATCAATCCGCGCGTACTTGCGCATTTCTTCCTCGATTGCATGCGTGCTGATCCGCACAGCCTGATAGCCTTGTGCGCGCCATACCATCGCATCGCCACGCTCATCGGCGCCGACCCAAATTATCGAGTTATCCATGCGGACGGGCGAGTGAGGGGCAGCGCATCCAGCTTCCTGAGTAGCGCCGCCGATTCGCTCAAGGATGAAGTCTGCGCCACTGGTAGCGAACACCTCGCCCGAGTTCTCGCCGAAGAACCACACTTCGTTGTGATCGCGGATCATGCGAACGATCTTGTCCGGGGAATACTCGGCGGATGCGAAATCGAGCGCGTCAAGCGTCAGATCATAGGCGCCAGTGGTGAAAAACTGCTGCGTACCGGGACGATTGAACACGAAGAACCCGCTGACGAACTCCACGAAGTCAGAGCCATACCAGCCGTCGCCCGACATATAGCCGGTCAGGTAAGTTATCAGGTTGACGGTCGGCGCGCTTGTCGTCCCATCGGTGAACACAGCGCTTATGCCATTGTCGGCAGCGTAGACCGGGCCAGAAGTGGACGCCAGGCCGCACAGATCGACCCAGGCGCCCGCGTTGTAACGGTACAGACGCGACCCGCCAACCGCGTATAGGTCGCCCGTGCTGGCCTTCCACATGCCGCGAACAGGCGCAGCCGGCAGCGTGGACCACAGTTTGCGCCCCGGCGTGCCGTAGAAAGTCATCGGTGCTGCTGCGTCAGCCGGGTTGAGCTCCGGATACAGGTTAACGCAACGCTGTGCGGACGCAATCAGGCTGCGGCTCGTGTAAGACGCAGAGGCGAGGGTGACGCGGCGCATCAGTCGGCCACCGTGAAGCGGATAGGCGCGGTTTCAGCGGCCCATGCGAGCATCAGGCCACGCTTACCGAGGAAGCGGCGCTCTACATCGGCGCGCATATCACCAGGAACGCCAAACTTGCCGCATACCTCGTGAGCAAGCCATAGCGTCAGGCCACCGACCCACGATTGCACCACATCAGGCGTGACGAGCAGTTCAGCATCGAGCGTGACCGCCTGATAGGTTATCGACAGCGCCGGGTTGGATGTCGGAACCGGCCAGAGGTAGCCGATGTTGTTCGGGCCGATGTAAATATGCGTAGGATAGGTCGAGGTCTGAGCCGGCGCAGGGATGGCGTCGTAAGCAGCTTTCGCTATCACGGTCAGATCGATGTTTGTCGCATCCTGCGTGAACGAGACTACAGGCACGCCAAAATAATCGGCAGGCATCGCCACTTGGCCGGGGGTGCCGCTAGACCACGCCAGCGCGACCGGCGCCACGGTAATCTTCGGCCACGACAGTCCGTGCAGCGGCATTTCCTTGAGCACGTTCTGCAATGCGCGCAAGCACACATCGTAGTCTGTCGCGCTCGCGGTCTGACCAGCGCCCAAGACGCCGATTTCCAGCAGCGCGTCAGTGATGACCTCTTGCGCGGTCAGCGTCCAGGCGGTTGGCATTAGATTGCCTCGGTGGTGTAGCTGTACATCGGGATCTTGACGGACTTGCCATCGACCACAGTGTTGACCACGGCGTCTTTGAGGACGGCCAGGAAGTTTTCGTCGATGGTGGTTTCGACATTGCGCTTGTACAGGTTGAGCTTGAAGTTGTGCGCGATTTCAACGTCGCCACCTTCGCCATGGAAGGTGATCTTGTACTGTTTCAGGTCGGACTTTGCCATTCTGTTCTCCAAATGAAAATGGCCCGCTGTTTAGGCGGGCCATTCAGGTGACGCGAGCCGCTTATTAGGCGGTTGCGAGGGTTTCCAGGCGAATCATCCACGCTTGGTTGAGAATCTGCGTGGTGGTCGTGGCTTTCCAGCCCACAGTCGAGCGCTGCTCCAGCGGATCGGCGGTGCCGGCGCTGCCCAGCGCCTTGACGTAGGTGTTCATCGCCTGGCCGGTGAGTGGGCAGATACCGTAGGCGTTGTCGGCAAAGATCAACGTGGCGTACACGTCGTTCTTACCCGAGCCGCTGAACTTGAAGCCAGCCGTGGTCGCGGTGGTGGCGTCTGCAAAGATCTTGCAGTTGGTCGAGGTGACGAAGCGGATATTCTTGTACGCGCCGATTTCGTCTTCGATCACGCCTTCTTGCGAACCGTAGTCGGACACCGCGCGATAGCCGGTGATCTGCTCCAGATCGTATTCGACGTCAGGATGAACCAGGGCGATGTACGCCTTACGCACGGCGCCAGTGCCGACGCCATCCGACGAGGCAATGCCCATCTTGATAAACTTGGCGTTCTGGTTCTTGAGGAACCGGATAGCCTTGTCCAGATCGGCGGCGCTGATCTTGGTGATGGTGGCAAGGCGGGTTGCGGCGCCGTTGGCGTACGCTACGTTCGTACCAGCAACCAGCACATCGCGGCGGATCTGGTCGATGGTGGTGCCGGCCTGGTCGCCCAGCACGTCGGTAGCTTCGGTGACAACCGGGTCTTGGTTGGTCATCGAAACCATGTCCGACAGCTGGATGTAGTCGCCGTACTGCGCCAAGGTGGCGGTAATGTCGGTCACAGCCAGGCTGGAGCCGGTCGGGGTGACGCCCTCGGTCAGAGGCGTGGTAGCCACTGCGAGTTGCGAGTAGCGACGGAACTTGATCTGATTGCCGTTACGCTGGGCGATTGGGCGTTTCTGGCCGAAGCGGCCATGGACGTCGTTTGGTTGGGCGCGCTCCAGCAGATTACGGTCGTAAAATGCTGCAACGCCTGGTGGGACTTGCGCGAGGCCGGTTTGTGGCATGGTGAAACTCCTATCGGATTAAAGCCCCAGCACTCTTGCTCGCTCTTTAGCGAACTCAGCGGGGGTCATACTGTGGATGCGCTGGACGCGCTCGACTTCGGGATCGGGTGCATCCTTACGGGCTGTGCCACCTCCGGCGCCGGGAACGCTCATCGCGGATTTTTCTTGCTGCTTGGCAGACTCAACGGCATACCGTTTGGCAATCTGCCGCTCGGCATGTGCGAGCTTTTCGGCGGAGATATCGCGGATTGCTACCAGTGGGTCATCCCACGCGCCGCCAGATGCATCACGCTTGGCAACCAATGCATTGACTAGTTCGGGGTCTGCGTCCGCGTCGAAGATTCCGGGGTGAGCCGTATCGATGGTGCGGAACCAGGCTTCTCGCTGGTCTTCTGCTTGCTGCTGTGGTGCCGGGTCGCTTGCCACGTACTTGATTGCGTCGGCCAACTCGGGATTTGCATCCAGAATGGCGGGCCGATTGGCATCACGTTGGGCTTGCTCCTGCTCCCGCTTGATCTTGGCAAGTTCCTGCGCGGTTTTGGTTCCCCATGCTTGGTTATCCCGTGCCGCCTTCTCTGCCTTCTCAAGCTTTGCGCGTAATTCCGCCAGCTCGTCAACGACGACCGGCGCTGCGTCTTCCTGCTTCGCTGGCTCGGCTTCGGTTGCCTTGACGGCTTCCGGCTCCATTGCGGTAGTGGTGTCAGGCTTGATGCCCGATGCCGCCGCGTCCAGTTCTGCTGCTGCTGCGTCGTACTGCTTCTGGTATTCCTCTTGCGATAAATCTGACATTTGCTGCTCCTTGCTGGGCCTAATCCGATAGGAAAAGGTAGTCCGGGGTTTTATGCAGCGTCCGATTCCTCGGATAGTGCTGCGGCGTTTCCTTGACGCTCGTATTGCAGCGCCTCGGGTAAGTTAATGAGGGCGGTCAGGGCACGGATTGCCCCGCGTGTTTGTTCGTCGTTCGCGCTGATTAGCCGCGCTGTCAATTCCGCGATGTGCTCATTCAGGTGCGCTACCAGGGCGGGCGCCTTGAGCGCTGCTGTCAGGGCGTCAATCTGCGCAATGCGGTTGGCAAGGTTCAAAGCTCAGGCTCCATCGGCGCTTCGGGCATAAAAAAGCCCGCGTCATCGGCGGGCTGTTCTTCTGCGGGCATTTCTTCTGGCAGCTCGGCCATCATTTCCGGCTCAGGCGGGGCTTCCTCCGTCTGCTCGGGCATTGGCTCCTGCTCCTGCTCGGCTATCGGCTCGTTCGGCGTGATATCCGGGCTAAGCGACAGATCAAGGCCAAGCTCGTTTGCAAGCTGCATAGCAGCGTCAGGCGTCAGGAATGGCACAAGAAGCTTCATGCGCTCGGTCTGCGCCTTGTAGGCATCAACGCGCAGCTTCTGCATCGCCTCATCGCGGCCGGCGTCGGCTTCGTTGTATTTCTCGCCCAACTCTTGCAGCGACTGTTCGAGCATCTGGTTCTGCTGCTGCATCTGCTGCATCTCGGCCTGCACCTGTGGCGGGATCTTCTTGCCGTCTTCTGGCTTGAGGATAGGCGATTCCTTGCCGATCTGCATCACGTCCCAGGTCTGCTGCAACAGCTCGGTAACGTCCACCTTCTCAGCCGTCATCGGGTTGGACAGGGCGAAGTCAGCGAAGGCGCGAAGCTTGTTCGTCAATACTTCCTTCTGCATGAAGGAGCTTGTACCAGTGGCCTGCCAATCCATGAAGCTTGACTTGCCAAATTCCTTGATCTGCGCCCACATCGCTGCGGCTTCGTCGCCGTGAATCTTCTGTACGGTCTGCGGCTCAAGATACTTGAGGTTCCACTCGATGATTGCCTCGACCATCGGCTCAATCCAGTTGGAATCAATGTGCTGGATGACTTCCTTAATCGGCAAGGACGAGGCAGACATAATCATGCTGATGCCGGTAGCCGTCTTATTCAGGTTGCTGGCGTCGTCGCCCTGCGTGTACTTGGTAATGCCGGTGTCGTCGTCGCTCATCTGCTCAGACACGCGCAGCACGTCCATCCAGCCGCCTGTAATGTCCGGCTCGGTATGTTCCATGATGGCGTTTTTGCGCTCGTCAGGGGACAGCCCCGGCTTGAACTGATACACCTTGCCGGGGAACTTGCGGAAGTCCTCCGTGGGCATAAAGCATGAGCGGTCAACCGATTTCGTACCAAGCAGGGCCATTGCCTTGCCTTCCATGAACAAGCGGAAAGCGGCGTTCGTTACTTTCTGATGCGGCGCGTTGTTCTCGGCCACACCCACGCCCCAAATCTCGTGCGCGACTTCCTCGTAAGTGCAGGAGTGCGCCGGCATCTTCTGCCCGTATGGCGACTCATTTACCTTTACGACGACGCCACCTGCCATGATGGCGACAACATCAACCATTTCAGCCATGTTGGCCTGCTCGTCTGGCTGATTGCCCTCGCTCAGGGCCGAGCGAGGCACCTTGCCAAAGAAGCGTGCGACCTTGATCCGTGCGTTGCGGTGCCAATACTCGACGTTGCCACGCATCTGGCCTGCAATCTCGCCGCCAGTCTCCGCGCCGGCAGAAGACGCGCCGCTGAGCGCCGCAACGATGTTCTTGTAGCTCTTATCGTTCTTCCAGGCTGCGACCGTGTGAGGGCTTTCCATCGTCACCCAAAACACGCCCAGGCCATCATTGAGGCGGCGCGCTTCCGGGTCCGGATACACGTCGAGCGTGTTGCTCAGTTCGAAGTAAGGGAAGTCGAATTCATACTTGCTTTCCTTGATCGCCATTACCCCAGCCGAGTTGTCGGCAGCGGTCTCGACCAAGCATTCCTTGCGTACGAACGGGCCGAACACAAAGCCGGTGCCATAGGTCGCCAGGGTGTCCACACCGTTCTTCAGCAGGTGCTTGAAGTCCATGCGCTCAAGCTGCTCGGTTAGGATATCCTCGACGGTATCGGCAAACTTCGCCAAACTCTCATCGCTGGGGGTGGTATCGAACGGCATCATCCCATTGCCGAACAGGGCATCGTTGATCTTGGCACGGGCTGCACGCACCTTGTTGCGAGTCGAGCCGATGAACAGGCCGGCTGTCTTGCTGCCCTTGGCCGCGCCACTGCCCTTTGTATCGTCGTCACGCGGGATGCGCATCACGTCCTGATAGCAGTCGAGCATCTTCAACTCTTGCGGCTTGCGCGAACGCTCCCACTCCATCAGGCGTGATTCCAGCAGCGAAGCTAGCGCCGTGGTGGTGTGAATTTCGCTCATTGGTCAGCCTTAAAAGTACAAACCGGACGAATCCGGCTCTTGTTGTGGCAACGGAGGCAGCTTGCCCCAATCGTCGTTTGTCATCTTCTCGGCATTGATCGCCACATAGCGCAGGCAGTCAGCGCCGTGCGACCACTCGTCATGAAGCGGTGCGCCTGGCTCCTGCGTCTGCTGGTTGATGCTGCGGCGATACCGCTTTGCGCACTGGACCAGGCGGGCCGCGTTCTTCTTGTCGAAGTACATGCGACCAAATGTCATGCGAGTCAGCCTGATACCGTCTTCAATGCTCATGTTCGGGGTGATCTTCACATCCCATCCGAGCGCCTTCATGACGTCTTCTGCGCTCTTGCCGGTCTGGATATTCTTGTGCCGGCCGTCGTGCGGCAGATACATGTCACCCCAGCGGTACGAGCGCTTGCGCAGTTCGGCGCTGTAGTGATCAAGCGTCTTATGCGAGTCCTCGATGTTCTCGATGACCGCGATAGACGACAGGCTCTTTTGCACCAGGCTGATGCTCATAGCGTCGTTCCAACCCAAGTCCACCACCACATGCACCTTCAGCAGCGGGTCGTACGGCACATTGCAGATGCGGCCCGTTTCCTCAGCCTTTGCCACCTCTGCGAAGTAGATTGCGCCGACGACTGCCGGCATGCACTTGCCTTCCCAGATGTTCGCGTACTCGGCATCGGACAGCGTGGCCTTGGCGTGCAACCGTTCCTTCTCAAGCACCTCGGGGAACCAACGGTTATCCGTATAGTTCATATCCACGATGATGCAGTCTTCGGGCGCGTTGGTGATGAACCGGTCGTACGTCTCGTCGGTCTCCAGCTCAGGGTTGAAGCTGATCCAGATTTCGGAGCCGTCTTTACGAATGGTCGGGATTAGCGTCTTCCATGAGCGCTTGCTGACGCTCTGCGCTTCCTCGACCCAAACAATGTCGCAGCCCTCGAACGACTTGATGGAATCAACCGTCTGATCGCTCAGGCCGGAGAAGCTAAACTCCGTTCCGTTCTGCCCGCGAATCTCGTTCTCAAGCACCTGATAGAAGCGGCTCAGGCCCAAGCGCTCGATTTGGTCTTTCAGCAGCTTGTGCACCGACTGCTTGATCGACTTCTGCACCTCACGCGTACACAAGATGCGGAGCTTGCTCGTGCTGCCCAGGATTAGCAGCGCTTGTGCGAAACTCCACGACTTAGCGCTACCTCGCCCGCCCTTGGCCCCCTTGTACCGGCACTTCTTGGTTAGCAGGAAGTCGAGCTTGGCCGGGAAATCAACGTTCATCCGGTGCGACGAAGTTAATGGACCAGTTCATCGGAGCGCCACCCGGTCCGGAATGCTCGGTCTTGTCCGTGAACATCTTGAGATGCTTGCCCAGCAGTTCGGCGCCCTTGAGTACCGCCGCCGCGTCAAACTTGTATTCGCCTGTTGCGCTGCCGTCGCGCATGACCGGCTCAGCCTGTGCGCAGCGCTCGATGGTCGCTTTGATCGTGGTCAGCACGTATTTAGCGTCAATGCCCAGGTCATCCGAGCGCTTATCCATTGCAATTTTGACAGCTTCTGCTACCTTAGGATTACTTAAGAGTTGTGAAGCGGTCGCCTCCGCGCTGTTCCCTTGCCCCTTATAGCCAGCGCGCTTATACGCAGCCGTTGCATTCAGGTCGATAAGGTACTCAGCAACAAAGCGCTGCTGCTTCGCGGTCAGGCTCATTACGCATTCACCGTAAAGCTGGTCGTCTCTGTCAGATGCAGCGGCGTTGGGTCGGTGTAAGACAGTCGAACGAGGTATTCTCCTGGAACGGTCAAGTCGCCTTCCTGCATGCTGTACAGCGTGTACTTGTTGGCTGCGAGCGTGCCAGCGTCCAGCGTGACCAATGGCGAGGCGCTGATGCTCACTGCCGGATTGGTGCGGGTAAACGTTGTACCGTCCGGGCGCGTGATCACAAGCTCAAGCTGAGAATACGAGCTAAGATCGTAATTGGCATTAATGACAAGCCGCTTGCCAATCTCACTGACGTTCATTGTCATTACAAGCTCACAGTCAAAATGGTGTCAGCGCTCGACATGTGCGCTTGAATGGTTGTCGGGCGGTTGCTGATAATCGTTGCAATGACTTCATCGAGGATGGCGCCACCAGGGCCATTGATCACCGATGCAGTTGCGCTAATAGTTTCGCTTCCTTCGGCCCAGCTCGCGGTGATCGTTACCGATGGCGTACCGAACGTCATGGACAGCGCTACCGGGCTGCCAATAGGTACGTAGTCGACATACAGCTGATACAGCGCGTTGTACGTGCCATCCGCTCCGGAGGCGGTCAAGCTGCCATCTTCGTAAGCGAACAGGGTCAGGCCGGGCGGAACATAGGTGAATCGCCCGCAAATCTCTTTGCCGTTGTCGGCCGGCAGGGTTACATCGTTGGCGAGATAGCCATCGCCGTTGTCGCCAGTGGTTGCCAGCGCTTGCGCTAGGACGCCGCCGCCCGTGTTGCCGATGAGCAGGGCGCCAGGAATCCACGGCGAAGTATCGATGCGCAGACTCATGACGCGACCGCTACCGGAAGAATCCGCCCGTTGGCGGTCAGCACTACCTCATATGCATATGTTGTCGCAGCGACAATCAATGCGTCATTTACAGTCACGATCCCGCTTGCATTGCTGGTCAAGCCAGTCTTACGTACCACGAGCGCGCCGGTCGTGACGTTGTAGATGTTGACCACCACGCCCGTTTCGTTCGCAAGCAGCGTGCCGGTGTTGTTCTTGAGTTCTGGCGTGACAAATGACCCTGTACCCGGCGCCGAGACCGTGCCCGTTGCGGCAATAGTATCGCTGCCCTCGGTCCAGGCTGCTGCTGCGGTGATTGGGGTCGGCCCACCACCTCCGGCAACTGTGCCCGTGACCGCGATAACTTCGCTACCTTCGGTCCATGCGGCTGCAAGGGTTACGCTCGGGGTGCCACCGGACGTTTCATTGAGCGTGCCACCTGGTGTGACGTACTGGCGCGCGCCGGTTTCGTTGACAACTCCTACGCCGGGCAGGACGTACTCGCGGGCCATCTTAGCTTACCTTGTTGCAAACGTAGACAGTCTTACTGGCAATGAACAGCACAGGCGTAATGGTCCACGGCCCCTTGCGCGTGGGCGTGTAGGTGATCGCCAATTTCTGTTTGACCGGTGTTACCAAGCCCGTGGTAGTCCACGTTGCCGAGCTGGTCGCGTGATCAGCGGCCGCGACAATGAAATCCGCCTTGATGTTGGTAACGAAACCCCCCGGGCCGTAAATTTTGGCCGCCATGTCAGCATTGGTCAGCGCGCCGCCAGCACCCGAGCCTTGCGAATCGTGCGCGACTTCCACATAGCGGGTCACCGGCGAGCCGGTCGTGTCCTCGAATACGGTAATCGGCGCGCCTTCAAGCGGGATCGTGGGATATTCAGCGTCCGCAGTCGATACCATCTTCATAGAATAGACAACGCCGTCATCAGTTGAACCACCAGTGCGGACAATGGTCGTCTCGTCCCGAACCTGCCCAGAGTAGTAGTGTGTCCAGTAGCGTAGCTTGGCCGTTCCAATGGCGCTATCGAATACTTCGACGCCGATGCCGGGCGCAGTCGGGGTAGCGCTCCAAAGCGCGCCTGACCACGAAGCTGGCAGCAGGATATTGCGAAACTTTGCAACGAAAGAATTGCCGCCGACATTCTGCGCGAACAGGTTGAAGGCTGTGCCGATATTTGACGAAAAGTCCACGTTACTAACGAGGAAATCGCCCATGCCACGCACGCCGCTCGTAAAAACGCTGCCCGGTGAAGCGCTTCCTGAAACGAAAGAGCCGCCTTCCCACTTGAAAGCACAAGCCACCTTCACCCGATGGTTCACCCCGCCGAATTTGAGAGTCGTGTTGCGCAGCGTGATGCGAGCGGAATCCGTCCGAGTTTCATCGCCAAAGGTCATCGTAGCCACGCCCGTGCCGGTCGTGAGCAGTTGGATAGAGCAGTTGTCGTATTGCTGATTCGTGTTTGCTGCGCCGCTTCCTGAGTTGAAGCTCTGCGTCGCGCTGGCGCCAGAGCCTGGCCGAAAGGTAATGCCCTGGAACAGCGCCGAGCCGGCCATTACGATAGTGCTCACCGATGTGATGGTCGCACCTGTTGCTGCTGCCGCTGGCGTGTCCGCCGAATCGTTCACACAGAGAACTTTACTTGGGGCCGCAGGCGTGCCGGCGAAAGTCACGGTCAACGATGCGGCATTGGTCTCTGCGTGCGCCTGCGACAGATAGATCGTGTCGCCAGCGGCAGGCGCATCCACGTTCGCGCCTGCCAGGTCGAGATTTGCCAAAGCCCAGGTTGAGCCGTCATTGGTGTTCACCCCGGTAGTGCTGCGTGCGCGTGCGTTTGCCATGCTATTCCTTTACGAGACTGATATAGCCGCGAACGGCTGCAACGGGCATCCGACCGTGCTGTTGTGGTAAGTAGCGTTGTCGCACGGGATGGACGCGGCAATTGGGACGCCCGTTGCGCTGTTTCCCGTGTTGTGCGGGTTGTTTGCCATCGCATACGCCACACGCAGCGGTCCGACTGGCGTCGTTGCCATCGTCAAGCTAATAGATGAAGCCGACGGGAAGCTCGTAGCCGACACCTCGATTACTGCGCCGCTCGCGCCATCGTCGTAAATCTGAAACCCTGTCAGGGCCGTTCCGGTGCCGCCTGCGCCATCAGTAAGCAGCGTGCCGCCACTATGCGCGATTGCCAGGATGACATTCTGCCCGTCACGTGTTGCGCCTGTCACGCGCGGCCCAACGCTGACGGTGCCAACCCCGAGCGATGCGATCAGGTTGCGCGCTCCCCGGCGGTCGATTTCGCTGATACTTGCCGCCGTCAGGTGCACGCCGTCACCCGTGTACCCGGTGTGCGCGGTAGCGTAATAGAACGCGCCTGCGGTGTTGTTTGCGTACTGGCGGTGCGCCTCGCGCATCCGGCCGAAATCACCTTCAACCGACCCACCGAAGGAGCCAACGCCCAAGGAGGCGACGCCAAAGCGGAAGTTCGCGTTGGTCCGCCCATTCAGGGTTTTCAGCTTGGAGTGGAGCGTGCCCAGCTTGGTCACCATTGATGCGGTCGTGGTGCCATTCGCGTTGCTCTCGCCTTGGTGCCAGATTGCGGCCTCAAAATCGCCGCCTGCCGCCGCAACCGCTGCGGCCATGGCATCCCAGTTCGCGCCGGTGGTGAGCAGGTCGATTGTCTGACCATTTACCGCCCGCTCTATCAGTAGGACGGGGCAATTCATTGCCTGAGCGGTCAAGTTGGCCATGTAGACAAAGCCATCGCCGGCCTTGCCCACGTCCTGAATGTACCCGCCGCCCGTTCCGTACCCGGTCTGATCCGATTCAAGGTTGGCGGCGCGCAGGTCGTTGATATTGCCGACGCGCTCAAGGACGTTCGATGCATTGAGGAACATCGCGCGCTTGTCACCCAGCGGGCGCTTGACGCCATTGCCAGGGCGAAGATGCATGTTCGACTGGCCGTACAACAGCACCGCGATACCTACGCCTGAACGAGTCGTTGTGCTCGACGTAAGCGAGGTATTTACGCCATCGCGGATTTCAATCTTGTCCCAGCCGCCGCGCGGATAGGTCACGTTGGCGTTAAAGCTCGCCGCCGGCTTGGTGATCAGAGTTGTCCAGCTTGTCCGTGCTAAGCCAGTGTAGTAGTCCACCAGCCGCCACTCAATCAGCGAAGGATTTCCCGTACAGGAGCCGGTAAGGCTGACCGTGCGGCTGTCGGAGTCATTGCGCTGGTAAAACGTATAGTCGGGCAGGCTGTTGATGGTCACGCCAGTGCCCGCAACCGCAGCAGATCGACCGGCGTAGATCGTTAGCCCACTCCCGACCTGATACGCGTTACCTACTGGCGACGGCATTTAGGCGTCGGCAGCGGTGATAGTGAAGCCGGTAATCGACACTGCGCCGCCGCTCGTGATTGACAGCGAGGATAGATTGATCTGCGCGCCCGATGTGCCAACAGTCAGGTCCATTACAGCCGTGCTGCCGTCCGCCTTGTTCAGACGCGCCCAGGTCGCGGTGCCAGTTGCGGCGCCGGTCGTTGCCGATGGCAGGGAAGGCGATTGCACGCCACCAGAGGCGGCAGGCGCGAACGGGCTGCCCATAGTGAAGGTGGCAAGCAGGGTGCCCTCTGCATTGGCGGTGCCGGCAACGTCCGTAGTCGTGCCGTAAATTTCCAGCTTGGCCGCGTTGCCTGCAATGGTGGCGTTCGCGTCGAGCTTTGCATTGCGGAGTTCGGTACTGTAGGCCATTGGCGGTTCCAAATAAAAATGCCCCGTCGCAGTGATGCGGGCGGGGCGAAACATCGTCTTGGTAGGCGATGGGGAGAGTTGGGTTGCTGGTTGGCGGCTACGTGCACTTTCAATCCGCGCCCTCCTGAAAGGTTCTTCGGCGGATGACCCATTACAGATTCAGTTCTCACCAACAAGTAAGGCGGCTCCGGCATCCCCGCTCAGGCATGCCCTGCTGCAGCAGTTTGGAGCGGCCTTACTTCTTGGCTCTGGTCGGGGCAGGCGGGATTCGAACCCGCGCACACTATGTGAAAAGTCGCGTTGTCAGCGGCTAGCGACATTGACCACTCGTCCACCGCCCCGGTAATCTGTGCTGCTAATCCTGCACCTCCCGATCCCCGCCATTGATCGGCAGTAGATCGAACCCGAGCTGGCGGCGAACTTCATCGTCCGTTAGCGGCTCGTGGTCTTCCTGATGCGTGCGGCTTTCCATATGCTCAACTGTTTCCGCTGGTGGTGGCCTGCGGTATCTCGTTTTAGCCATGGTCGGCCTCGCATTGTTTGCGTTAAATGCAAAAAGCCCCGAGCTTTTGAGGGCTAGGGGCTTCCTTGACTTGCTCCGCTGTCGGGTCTACCTCCCATCGGGAAGCAGACGCGTCAAATAGACGGAGGCAAGTTGTAGAACTGCATCGTAGCAACATTCCTAATGGAAATCAAGTCCTATTGGAAATTATTTCCACTTGTCTACAACAGCCGCTATCGCCTGTTGCGCGCCTTCAATCTCGCGCTTCCAGTGGATAGCAGGCCAGTGCTTGATATCCATTTCGCGGCAAATGACATTGACCGGGCGTCCGAGGGCGTAAAGGTCGCGCAGCAACAGTTTGTGCCTGACGCTCAGGACGGCGTACGCTCGCATGAGAGTAGCGGCGTCCTCAAAGTCAAGCTTGGATTGGGTGTGTGCGCCCCCGGCTGGCGCATTGGCCTGCATCCTGAGCATGTGGCAGATGACGGCGGTCATGCATTGGTAGCCGCCACCGCCATAGGGCGAGGTGCGCCGACTCTCGCGCGCTGTCATCGCGCCACCAGTTCGCCCGCGCTGGCACTGCCCCCAATTTTCCAGGCGGGTGACAATATCCATTTCGGCCATCGGAACGCGGCGCAGGTTGCTTGCTTGTGTCATCATTGCCCCTCAAGGATGCGTTTCTTGCAGACTTCAAGCAGCCAAATGGCATTGCCGCCGTCCGCGTAGCTGCTTGCCGCGTAGAACTCCCCCTCTTGGTCGAAACCGATCACAATCACGCCTTGCAACTTACCCTTGGCACCGTCGAGGATGCGATCGGGTGGCAGGTCTAGCTTTGTGATGCCATCGAATATGAATATTTCAGCGCTCATGCTCATCCCCTTATAGTTATATTTACAGCCAGTCGTACGACTCAGGCAGCACGCGGCGACCAGTGCCGAACAATCCCAGCCCCTGCAACAGTTCTTCGTCCTGCCGAATCTCTGCCCACACCTGAGCGCGCTCGGTCACGATCTTGAGCGACCATGGCAGCGTGTAGAGGTGCGTGAGGTGTTTGCGGTTGTCGACTAGGCGCTGCTGTACCTCGGCGCCTATCTCGTGCGCTAGCTCGTCCTGCGTGCGGACCAGGGCGTCATGCTTGGCGGCGAGTTCGTCTATCTCCCGGCGCTCGTGGCGGGGCACAGGCTTGGCAAACGCCATGACAAAGATGACGCACACGAGGAAGCACAGAACTGCAAGCGCGCCACTCTGGATAGTTTCGAGCGTGATCATTGCTCACCCTTGGCGGCGTCGTCCCACTTGAGCGCCTTGGATATGTCTGCCAAGCCTTGTTGCTGATCGCGCCAGCGGCGGTTATGGGCCATGCTGGCAGCCACGTAATCACCCCTCAGCCCTTCGGCCATCTGCTCGGGCGTGTAGATTTCGGGGAGCGGTGAAGGCGCTGCCTTGGCTCTGTCAATGAGTTCTTCTGCCGCAACAAGCAGCCGCATGTGAGCCTCAACCTCGGCTTTCAAGGCTTTCCGCGCATCGCGCAATTCGGCATTCAGCCAAACCGTCAAGGCAAGCCACGCCGAAAGTGCGAACCCAAGAGCTACGTTTTCCATATCTTCCTTTCAATGTGCCGCGCAGTGTGAGTGCGCGGCAGGTTGGTTTACTGTTCGGTTTTGGCCGGCATGCCCATCGCTTCCGAAATCAGCAATGGAATCAGTTTGTTTGCGGCCTTTTCGTCATGGTCGTCAAGGTATCCGTCCTTGTCGATTACGCCCTTGATCGCACCAGCCTTGACTAGTGGCGCGATAATGTCGTATTCCCACCCGCTATTGCCGAACGGTCGCTTACCGCTAAATGACTCGCCTTCGCGCCACATCGCTTGCAGCAGCGCATGCAGGTATGCACGAATAGTCACGGTCTTGCGAAGATCATCACACTTGAAGCTGACTTCGAGCATTTCTTGATGCGTCATGTTGCTATCTCCCTTGTGCTGCGGTTGTCGTCCCCGCGATTACGAGGACGTTTGCGCTATGTGCGCGAATTGGTGAGGGCGCGAAGCCGTGCGCGATACTCGTCCTTCATGGCCTGTAGCTCGGGGATCGTCCATTTCTGCTGAGTGGTGTCGCCCTCTAAAGCTTCGACTGCGGCTAGCCCGATCCGAGCAATCAGGCGCGGTCGGTACTCGCGGATGTTCCCCGACAGGTGGTTGTTGCAAATGCTGCAAGCCTTGTGAATGTTCGCCTCACAGAATCGCGTACCCGGCGAGCTGCCCACGCTGCGGTAGTGCGATGCATGCCATTGACCGTCCCATGTGGCCGGCCGGTCGCAGCTCACGCACGGCAATTCCGCGTCTCTGGCTCTGATCCAAGCATTCAGCGCTGTCTGAGCTTCCTTGAGGTAGTCCGCGCGGCGCTTGAGCTTGGCAAGCCCCTCCTGGCGCTCCTTGCGGTCTTTGCGGACGCGCTCAGCCACAGCGAACAGGGCAGCGCAGATCGGGCCACAGCACTTATGGGTCATCGAGCGCGGCTCGAATGGCTGGCGGCACGACTTGACGGCACACTTGCGAACTCGCACCTTTGGCTCTTTGCTCGGCACGGTGCGGACAAACTGCGAGCGGGTGAGGGTCATGCGGCCACCCGTGCGCTAAATATATACACAAATAATTCTTGCATTCTTATTTGGTGTGTATATAATGAAGTCATTGCAGCACACAACCAAAGGGGAACCAAAATGAAAAGGCAAATGCAAAACACGATTTCGCGCAAGTGGTCTGATGCAAGCGGGGACCGCACCCATAAGTTGACGACCATCGTTGAATTTGAGGGCTGCAACTTCGTTACCTTGGCTATCGTTTCCGAGGAAGGCCGCCCACCGTTTGCAGCTGACCCGCTCGAAACTACAGGTGCAGTCGCTGCCAATTTCATCAATAATCCGGCGATGCTGAAGGCTCTTGGGTTCACACCTATCGCAGCAGCATAGGAGGCTGAAATGTTGAAGACCGATTCCACCAAAGCCACTGATGGGGCATCTGATGAGGCTGCGAATGCGCGAGGCCGCCCTGCTTCCATGGTCAATGGCAAGCGCGTCAACGTGTACCTCGATGCGGCCAGCTTGGAGCGAGCGGCAAAGCTTGGCGATGGCAATGTCAGCGAGGGCATCAGGCGATCGCTCATGCTGCCTCCAACATAAGAGAGCGATCCGGGCGGTTTGCCTCGAACGCCGCACGCGCGAATCCGCAAGGTGTCGCGCTGCGGAAGTTTGAGCGCTCCGGACCGGGTGGCGCCGCGTGGATGCGGTTGTCTGGCTCGCCAATACCAGTGAGCAGGAACGGGTCAGGCATAACAAAGCCGCCCCCAGTCCATAGGCAAGTCGTCTTCGTATAGTTGTCGTCCGCGCAATAGCCGGTGTACTGGTGCGGGTGGAATGTGTGCTGCGGTTTGCCGAAGATGGACGAGAACACGCTCACCGGGTTTTCGAAGCCCCATGCGCAGCCGGCCAGCATTCCCACAGTGCGGCACTGCTCCGCCACAATCGCGGCTTTCTCCTGAAACTTCGGGTCGACCTTGCGCTTTTCCTCGAACCAGCGGGCGCCCGACACGGCCACATCGGTGCATGGCGGGAAGCCGAACACAAATACAACACGCTCGCGCCGGATGATTTCACCCAAGCGAGGCATCGCGTCCAGAATGGTGCCGGCGATGCGTTCGACCATCCCGCTATTGCTGCTCACTTGGTGTTGAGGGTCAACCAGCACGATGCGGTAGCCGGCCTCAAGCCACGGTTGCGCCATATTCATGGTCAGGCTGCACAGGAAGATCGCAGTACCCTTGCCGAAGAAATCCATTTGAGTAGTCATGCAAACCTCAGCTTCAGACGAATACGCGTCATCAGCATCCTGTAGATAATCTCGGCTGTCGCGTGCGAGCGGTCGTAGTTCAGATACTGGAATCGGGCAGTCATTGGACGGCTCCTGCGTTACGTGATGTGAATGCGGCGTACGGGCAGCGCGCCAGGTGCGCCACACCTTGAGCCATGCCGCAGCCGGCGCAACGGGTCGCTGATCGGGTGATGTAGGTCATGCTGCCTCCCGTTCCAGCTCAGCCCGCACGTTTGTCGTGTTGACGCCGTGCCGGATACGGCGCAATACCTCGTCCGATGCGCGCTCCACGTCGATAGCGCGGATGTTCTCGAGCTGGGCGTCGTGGCACTCAAGCGCCAAGTTCATCGCTTTGAGTTCGTCGCCCGTGAAGCCAAATCGCCCCGATTTCAGAGCGCGCTTGCCCACTTCAAGCAGCGCATCCCGGCCGGCGATCATGTGGGCGCGGAACTCGTCGCCAATGCCTTGCTCGCACATGACGTTACCCATGTTGACCGCGCCAACGAGCAAATCCCACGATGCACGGTCGCCCCGGCCTT